TATCTATGTCTTGTCTTAATTTACCTTCGTTTTCCATTTTTTCTCCTTTTTAATTATCCATATAATATTGCATCAAGTTGTTCTTCTGTGTAACCTTTTTCTAGCAATGATGTTTTTTCTGCGTCTGTTAAGAATAAATCTTCATTTGTTGTATTAGAATAAAGAATATTACCCAATAAGCCTGCAGTTTCAGGGGTTGCTTGTTGTGCTGCAGATGTTAAAGCATTTGCTGAAGTTTCATCTAAACCCATTAATAAATATTGATTTTTTACATCACTTTCAGAACGAGCAGGTATTTTAAAATCTTTCATGTTAATAGTATCTTCATCATTTGCTACTGCTTTTAATGATAATAAATTTGTAGCTTTTATAACATTGTCTGCTAATACAGAACCATCATTGCCAGCCTGTCCTGTGTAATATAATCTAGTAATATCATCATTACTGTTTATAATATCGCCTGTTTCAGGGCTATAATTTAATCTATTATCTGATTTTTGTTCGCTCTCTTGGTCACCAAAAGTAATACTTAATGGTCTTTCCCTTCCAAACTCTACTAAATGGTCACCTTCAACATTTAAACCATAACCTTCTGCAATAGTATTGACAGCTGTACCAATCCCTTGTGATATTGCTGATGCTGTGTCAACATGACCTTGTTTAAATTTATCACCTGCCATACCAAACTCAGTATTAGTTGATGTATTATAATCAAACGCACCTGAACCAGTTTTACCACTTGAAGGTGGTGCTAATTGTTCAGCAATAGTTAAGCCTGCAATTAAAGGTGCTGTATATGGATTTGAGTAACCTGTTGCTAATTTTGTGCCACCTGCTAAAGCAGCTGTTACATTACTAGGTTTTGCATCTTTTATAACTTGGTCTAACGCCAGTGCAGTTCCTACGCCTGTTAAAACTTGGTCACCTGTTATTGGTATATTATCAGAAATTGGATTATTTAAAAAATCTGTAAAAGCATTTTTTAATCTACCTTCAAAACCAATATCGCTTGCTGTTAATTCTGGATTAAGGTTATTTAAATTAGGGGTAAAACCTATTTTTACACCTGTATATGCACCTGTAACATCATCAAAAGTTGGAACATAACCAAAACCTGTACCACCTGATGTTAATAAAACTTCTCCTGCACTATTTAATAATGAAGTTGATGTATTAATTCCTAAATTATCTAATGTTGATGTTAAAGCATCATTAACGCCTATAATACTTGATTTAGTTAATAAATCAGTAGTGCTATTATTTAATTCATCTAAAGTAATTTGACCTGTATCATATAAATTTGTTAAAATATCTGTTGCTGATGTTAAATCGGTAACATTTGTATTTTCATTATTATTAATACTATCAATATCAGAACTACCACTAATATCTGAAACTGTTGTTAAATTATTACTAGAACTAGCATCTATACTATCGTCACCAGTTAAGCTATCAACACTTGATACTGTTATTAAATCATTACTTGCACCACCTGAAATGGTATCGTTACCTGTGCCACCTACGACACTTGATACTGTTATTACATCATTGCTTAAACCACCATCTATAGTATTATTATCATCATCAATAGTTGTTGTAGTAACAGCATCTGTACCACCTGTAGTACCATCATCATTACCAAGTAAACTAGCAGCTCCTACACCAACTAAACCAGCAGCACCTAAATCAATACCACTACCAGTTGTGCCACCACCTTGATTAACAAAAGACTCCCAAAAAGCAGGATCATAAGGCAATGGTTGATAAACATTCATGTTAAATGTGTCAGGACTTACTGCAAAACTTCGCTGAAAGTCACTTTCAAGTGTTGGGTATTGGTCAAGCATATTTGTAATAACTTGTGGTCTTTGTTGCATAACATCTAAATCTGACAATGTGTCTAATGTAGGTGTATTTTGTAATAAGCCTTGTTGTGGAACAAAGTAGTTAGGTTGATTTAATACAGGTTGAAAATCTTGCATAAACCCTGAGTAATCTACTTGCTGCGTTGATGGTTGTGCAGCATTTAAACCAGCAAGTATTTCTAATGTTTCTTCGTCCATTACTCAACTCTCGGTAAATTAGTAGATGGCTTACCACCAACTTGTTGTTCAAATCCTCTTAACTGTGCTTCATAACGTAATTCTTCTTGACGTATTTGCATTTTCATTTGCAGTTCTTCACGTTTTAACGCAAGTTCTGCATCTTGTTTAGCCTTTTGCAACTCTAATTCAGCTTGGAATTTTTGTTGTTCAAACTGCATCTTCATCTCAGCTTCACTAGGAGGCGGAGGTTGTTGTGGTTGCGGAGGCGTATCTTCTGGATTTTTAAAGAACCTTGACGCATCTTTAAATCCTGCCATACTTGCAAGCTCGGCAAGGGTATTTCTATATTGCTGTAAATCCACTAATGGGTTCTCAGCACCTAATTGTAACAATATCTGTTCTTGTTTTTGTGCCATTTGTGCAAGGAACGCCATTTTTTCGTTAGTTTGACCAGAGCCTAACCCTACATTAACAGATAAATCATACTCATGTTTCCAATTAGAAGGGTCAATAGGCACAAACTTATTGTTAAGACGTATCATTTGCTCTTTCTTGCCATGATGTAAGCATAATGTAAGCACAAGTCTAAACAGTTGTTTAACACCTGTCTCGGCAAACACTCTTGCAATCATTTCAATTTTACCTTGTGCAGCACTCATTTGTGCAGCAACCGCAGTAGCCGTTGTGCTTTGTAGTGCATCTGCATCAAGACCCATAGAGGCTTTTGATAAACCAGTGCGTTGTTCTCTAATTTCGTCTAAATACTGTAGTAAACTAAACGCATTTTGACCAACCATAGGCGGTTGCAATACTTGTACTGCATTTGGTTGACGCATACGAACAATACCACCAGCTCTTGAATTTAATAAATCATCAAGATTTACTTGACCTTCTACAGCAGCTACACGAGCATTGTTTGTTAAATATATATTATCTAGTAATTGACGTAGAACAGTAGATTTAATTAACTGTAAATCCATAATAAGTTCTGCAATACTTCTACCAACTAATCTATGTGGCATTAATATTGGTGATAGACAAGCAAATGGTACATGGTCAAAGGCTTCGTTTTCTACTATTTCAAAACCACCGCCTAATGTTACAACTCTGCGTAACTCAGCGACACCATCTCCGTCATAATCTGACTTAATATAGGCTTCAACAACCAATACATCACGCATAGACATATCGCTAGAATCGGTAGCATCACTGCTTTCTACATCTTCAAAACGATTTTGTACTTCTGAGCTTGTGTCTAACTCAGTATATCCTGCGTATTTTTCTACTAATTCTCTGTCATAACCCATTTGTATAAGATCACCAACTTTCATAGTTGTGCGGTGAGCTACAAAGTCTGCATCTTCTATTGACGCAGCACGTTTTGACACTAAAAATTCTTCTGGCGGAATGTTATCCACTTTAATCATACCGCCATAAGACATACGTTTTATCACAACATCATGGGAAACAGAGTAATCTGACATAGGCATACCCATCTCATCAACACCTTCTTCACCATATTCTTCTGTATTTTGTGATACTATCTCAACATTAGGGTCTTGTAGTAATAATGTTAGCTCGTCATCAGATAACCCAGTATATTCTTCTTCTTGGGCTTCTTCTGTCTCATCATAATACACTTTTACAACGCCTAGTTTTTGTAACAACGCATCTTTAAAGAAATTATGCAGTATAACAAATCCGTTATTCTGACAGTTTAAAACATAATTTGCGTATGATGTTGCTTGTTTAGCACCTTCTACATCTTCAGGTTGACGAGGCATAAATTTTACAAATTCATCTGTCTGTGTGAAAGTACGCATAAGGCTAGGCATAATGAACTCAATAGTGTCGGCAACCTCTGTTGTAACAACTTGAGAACGACCTTCTTGCTCATTACCGAAATCTTCGCCCATATAATAATTCATGGCAGTTATTCGGTCTGTACCATATTCTGAGTCATAATACCCTAATGCGTTTTCAATCTCATTACGCACTAAAGCATTAAATTCTAACTTATCCATTATTTAACCTTTTTTGGTTGTTTTCTTTTTTTCGGTAGTTTTTTCTGTTTTTTTAGGAGCAGGTTTTTTAACTTCCTTTTCCATATCTAATATTTGACTTCTTTGCATAATTCTAACTCACTATAATGATGAATAAAAGTAATCCGATAATACCGCCTAATGCAGCATCAACGTAATCCCACTGATGATCCTTAACATAGTTAAGAATGTCTTTTAGTTTTTCCATATTTTCCTCCTAATTTATATCTATATTATCTGGTGCAATATTAACTGTTGTAAGTTTTTCAACAAATTCATCTGCTGAGCCACCACTTTTAAAGAAACAATAGGCTGCAGAAGCTAATGTAACATCACAAATTGTTTCCCAATCTATACCAGCTTTATTAATAGATTGTAAATTTTCTACCATACTTATAAAAATAGCATGAGTTACAGGATTTTCAGCAGCATATTCTTGCTCCTCTGTAAACATTATCTCTAATTCGTCTAAGTAATCCATGAACTGTCCTTATATTGTATTGGTTTATTCCAATGCGTATGACCTCCACGAGCAGAAGCTGTAAAGGCTTGTTGTGCAAAGGTTAGGCAAAAGGCATCAGCTAAGTCACAGCTACGACCACCTAATCTTTTTTTAAACTCGTCTTTGGCTTCAACTTTTATTTTTCCGTTAGATGTAAATTTAAAACGAGGAGCTATTAGTTCTTCTATTAATTTATCATCTTGCATAATGCGTACATCACGCCCTTCAAACCATTCTCTTGCTCTAAACCATAGCTCGTCTCGCAATCGCATATATTTTGTTTTTAGAGCAGGACTTTCAGAAACCTGTATGGGTCTGGCAGGCAAATCCAATTCGGTTAGCCTTGACGCTACTCCAGAACCGATACCTATACTATCTACCATTATATCCGTTGGTTTGTCCTTATAATTACATATTTCGTACTCATTCATAACAATACCTACTGTTTCCATCAGGTCTTTACCTTGCCATGTGCGTACAGGCTCTATTAACTCAGCACCACGTCTTTTACACAATGCCGTTCTGTCAGAGCCAAAATTGGCGACATCTAAACCCCAAACTACAGGTTCATAGGGGTCAACTGATATATCTCTGTCTATAGAACTTTCTACCATATATAGTGGTATAACAGTGTCATCTTCTGCTTTTGGAAACTCGCCAAGTACCCTAACTCTATATACGTTTGAGTCAGAACCATATTTTATGTTCATATCCTCAATAAATTCTTTTGATACTTGTGATGAATCAGCACAGCTTACAGTCATTTTAGTCCAGCGATCACGCATTGCATGAAACGCATTAAAAAAATAACCTGATGTACGAGTAGGATTGCCAGTCATAACAACTTTAGCATCTGGTGTTGATAGAGAACCTTCACCTACCTCAAATATCTTATCATCTACCCCTGATGCCTCATCAATAATAAACAAGAGGTTTTCAGAATGGAAACCTTGTAAAGCTTCTGGGTTTTCTCTACGAGACACACGAGCCACAGCATACGAGTCTGTCGAACCTGCAATATTAATTTTGTCGGATTTCATATCCATTTGCGAATAAAAACTTTCAGGCAAACGTCTTGCCCATTTTTGAGCCTCAGCCCATAGAACATCTGATAATTGGTGAGCAGTATTGGCTGTGCAAACAACCTTGCAAGGGTGTCGTGTAAATACCCACCACAATATCAACCAAGATAAAACTGCTGTCTTACCTACGCCATGCCCTGACTTGACAGCACATCTTGGGTTCTGCATGACGTTTTGTAAAAATTCTCTTTGCCATTTTTCAGGTTTTACTTGTAGCATTGTTTCAACAAACATAACTGGGTCTAATGCTAATTCTGCTAATATATCTGATAGTTGTTCTTTACTCATTCTGACTCATTATGTCTGTTTTAAAAAAAAGGGTACGAAAAATGGAATTAAAACGCACCCTTCCCTTTTCAGTAATGAAATAATTTTTTTGAACGATATTATTTTGGGGGAGATAGTTGTTCTAAAACAACATAATTATTTCATATGATTACATTGTTCGTGATTTCTCAAGACTTGTCAATATATAGAAAAATTTTTTTTTGCAGCACCATATATGGAATTTTTTTTGAGAGGGGGGTATACATATATACAGGTAGAGGGGTCGGCAAAAAATAAGGGGGGGATTTAGTCGCTCTCTATATCCTTTGCATTATTATCTATTGTAACAACGTCTGCCTCTTTTATGGGGGTTTTTTTATAATCTTTTATTCTATTAGCTACCTCCGATAATGTATTAGAAAAGAGAGAACCGCCTTTTAAATCAATATTGCTCTCTTTAGGAAATAAGAAACTGAATTTCTGAATGTTGCCTATATCCTCTGTTAAATAGTTATCTATTAATTCATGTAATGGTTTATCTTTTCTGGAACTCATATCAAATAAAGCGTTCCCTAATTGTCTTTTAAGTATATTTTGAGCAATAACTTTCGGTGATCCTTTCGACTTACTACCGACAGGGCGACCCCGCCTTTTTTTTATTGGTGCGTTTTCTGTTTTTTGCGTTGCGTTCTCTGGTTGACCTATCTTTTTCACTTAATTAATTCCTTAAACTATTGTTATTATTAATAATCAATTCGTTTATTTTATCAATATAATTATTTTATTGCATAAAAAAAGGGCTATAAAATAGCCCCTTAATTATTATTATATATTTAATTTTTTAAAACCAATTAATTATATTACAACCCTTACAAGGTAAATCATTTCTAGTTATAATAACATCAAAGAAAGGAAAGGTTTTTATTAAATCTTCTGTTGACCTAACATATTTTATGTCCCATCCACCCTCTAAAGTTTTTTCATTTTTAACGTATATTTCAAATATTGTAGTTTCTTCTTCAGAACTTTTATTCATAAATTTGTATAATTTTGTATTTTTCATCATAAACTCCGTTGTTAATTAATATATTATCTTTATATGATAATAATAATATTAATGCAAGTAAATAATTATTTATTTTAGCAATAAAAAAGGGCTTATTAAAAGCCCTTTAATTATTATTATATATTTAATATTAAGCAAATGTGCTATTTTGTTTCTGATTTAAAATATATTCTTTCCAATCGTTTACAATTTCTTCACCGACAATATAAACGTACATATTAACAATTTTTTCAGCATCAGAGAGATCAGTATTTACTTCACCAAAATTTGATTCTTCATAATCTTTTATAATATTAATAATATCTAATGTTTCATTACCAAGCCATTTTTTAGCTTTATCAATGCCAATGATATAATAATCAGTATTGAAACAATGGTGATGTATGTCATCATAAAAATCATTATCCTCAATTATAGCTTCGTCATTTTCTTTTATAAAATCATTAAAATATTCTTTTATTTCTTCTCTTTTGTAATCGTTCATTTTAAAACCTCATTGTTAATTAATATATATATCATTAAATGATAATATATTAATAGTCAATAGCAGTAGTAATATTTTTTTAATTATTTTTTTTCTATTGCTCTATATTTTTTACTTGCTATTATTTTCTTTAAATGATAATTAATATATATAACTAACAAAATGGAGTGTTAAAGATGACTAAAATAACAAGAGCAACAATTAAAAGTTTTATTAATAATAATGAAATTTTTATAAAAACAAAAACTCGTTTCAGTGGTTTTACTGATTGCGTTGAGAGTTGTGAAAATAAATCAATTAAAAGAGCTAAAATACTTGATAAAGATAATTATAATTATAAATATAATTTAGGTATAGATGGTGCGTGGTTTGTTGGTGGTTCAAGAGATTATTTTGAGCCTATACAAGATGGTCACTTTTATGGATATGAAATTTATAACTCTTGTGGTTCTTTTTATCTTTTAACACCAAAAAAAAATGGAGCATTAAAATGACCAAACAAGATTACATATATTTATTTATCGTACTATTTTCAATTTATTTATATTTACAATTTATAGGAGTGTAAAAAATGGCATATCAAATTAATTTAAATACTACAACACCACAAGCAACACAAAAATTATATGAATTAGATAGAAGTTTTATTAATACTAGAAATTATATGGGTTTATCATGGTTTTGGGATCACGATTATAGAAACACAGGTTTAAGAGAATGTTCAGTTGCTAAAAGAAAAAAAGTACATAAAAAATTGTTACAAGCTGGATTAAATGTAAATGAAACAAGTGATAAACATTTTGAAATAATTATGAATTTATTAAATGGAGATATAGCATAATGACAAAATTACAAATTGCAGAATTGGTATTTGTATTAACAAGTCTATTTATACTTGTTTATGTTATATAAATACCCTTTTAAAACGAATTTAAAGCCTATACAGGCATATTTTATAGGCTTTGGATATAGTGAGTTAGAATTATAAAAAATGGAGAAGAATAATGATTTTTGATTTAAAGTCAGAAGACAAAAATTTTAATGTAAGAATAGATATTAAAAATAATTATTTAGAATTATGGAAACTAGATAAAATTCAAAATGAAGATTATCCTACATACACAGTAATGCTTGAATATGAATTTGATTCAGGATTTTTTCA